GGTAACGCGCGACCCCGATAGTTTCCTAGTGTCAGAAATTTTGAAGGCGGTTCGTTTCGAATGAAAATCAAGAATGTAGCAATCGACACGGTCATTCCTTACGCTCGAAATCCGCGCCGAAATCAAGGCGCTATAGCGAAGGTCGCCGGGTCGATTAAGGAATTCGGATGGAAACAGCCCATCGTCGTCGATCCCGAAATGGTCGTCATCGCCGGACACACACGACTTGCTGCGGCGCAATCGCTCGGAATGTCCGAAGTCCCGATCCTGATCGCCGACGATCTAACAAAAGCCGTTCATGCGGAAACCGGAGAAGAATTTAATGCCTAGTCCCGCAACGCATTCGCTCGAAACGATATCGAAGCTGCTCGATCTATCGCCGCGCCGCGTGCAGCAGCTATCGAAAGAGGGCGTCATTCCGAAGGCGGAGCGCGGGCGATATGAACTTGTCCCGGCGGTGCGCGGCTATATTCGCTATCTCAAAGAGCGCAGCATCAATCCCGGTGTCGTCAGTTTTGATGAGGTGCGCGCGCGCAAGACCGCAGCCGAGGCGGAACTGGTCGAGATCGAACTTAAAGAGCGGCGCGGAAATCTTGTTGCCGTCGATAGCGTTGTGGCAACATGGATGGAACTAATCGGCGCATGCAAATCAAAGATGTTGTCGATGCCCGCGAAATTGGCTCCGGTCGTGGCCGTCGAGGATAACCCGGCGATATGCAAAGGCATCATCGAGGATCAGATAATCGAGGCGTTGGATGAACTTGCAAGATGGATCGATGAACACGCATTCGGATCAGATCAAGCGTCTGACGGCGATGGCAGCGGAAGCATGGAAGCCGCCGCCGACGATGACGGTCAGTCAGTGGGCTGACGCGCAGCGCCGCTTATCGCCTGAAGCATCTGCCGAGCCGGGACGCTGGTACACATCGCGCGCCGAATATCTGCGCGGCATCATGGACGCAATCAGCGATCCGGCGATCCGACAAGTGTGCGTCATGTCATCGGCGCAGGTCGGCAAGACGGAATTCGTGCTGAACGTCATCGGCTATCACGTTGATCGCGACCCGGCACCGATCCTTTGCATCCAGCCCACGTTGCAGATGGCGCAATCGTTTTCGAAGGATCGTCTCGCACCGATGCTGCGCGACACGCCGTGTCTCAAGGGCAAGGTCAAAGACCCGCGCACGCGCGACAGCGGCAATACCACACTGCACAAGGTATTCGCGGGCGGGCACATCACGATTGCCGGTGCTAATTCAGCCGCCGGTCTGGCGTCTCGCCCTGTGCGTATCGTGCTTTGCGATGAGGTTGATCGCTATCCATCGAGCGCAGGGACCGAAGGCGATCCGATCCGGCTTGCCGCGAAACGCGCCACCACGTTCTGGAACGCCAAGCTGGTCACGGTTTCGACGCCGACCGTGAAGAATGCGTCTCGCATCGAAGCCGAATGGCTCGACAGCGATCAGCGAGAATATCATGTGAAATGCATTCATTGCGATGGCGCACAGACGATGAAGTGGTCGAGCGTGCAATGGCAGGACGACGACGCGGAAAGCGCGGCATATATCTGCGAGCATTGCGGCGTGGCGTGGACGGATGCCGACCGATATCGTGCCATCAGAAGCGGCGAATGGATCGCCTCGAAGCCGTCGAATGGCATTGCCGGGTTCCGCTTATCCGGGCTTTATTCGCCGTGGGTGCCGCTATCCGAGGGCGTGCGCGATTTCCTTGAGGCAAAGAAGTTGCCCGAAACATTGCGCGTTTGGGTCAACACATATCTGGGCGAAACATGGGAGGAGCAAGGCGATGGCATTGACGACGAGAATCTGGCATCGCGGCGCGAACAATATGACAGCGTTCCGGGCGACGTGCATCTGCTTACGGCTGGCGTCGATGTGCAGGACGACCGGCTCGAAATTGAGATCGTGGGTTGGGGCCGCGACGAGGAAAGCTGGTCTATCGATCACTCGATCATCTATGGCGACCCGTCTGCGCCTGAGATTTGGCGTGATTTGGACGCATATCTTAATCAGACGTTTGAGAAAGAGGATGGCGCGACCTTATCGATACGGGCGGCGTGTGTGGATAGCGGCGGGCACTATACGCAAGCAGTCTACAATTTCGTTCGCCCGCGAGAGGCTCGCCGCATATTTGCGATCAAAGGCATTGGCGGCGAGGGCAAGCCGATAGTCGGACGCCCATCGAAGAACAACATCGGAAAAGTCAAGCTATTCCCGGTCGGCGTTGATACGGCCAAGGAATTGATATATGCTCGCTTGAAGATATCTAAGCCGGGGCCGGGTTATTGTCATTTCCCTGACCATTACGATGACGAATATTTCGCGCAGTTGAGCGCGGAGCAGATCGTCGTGCGGTTCACGAAGGGCTTTCGGCGCAGGGAATGGAAGAAGGTCAGAGCGCGCAATGAGGCGCTGGATTTGAGGGTTTACGCGGTTGCCGCATATGCATTGCTAAACACGAATATCAATGCGCTGATCGACCGAAAGACAGAGCAGCCAAGTGCTGCGCCACGCAGACCGGCACGCAGGAATAATTTCGCGACGGCATGGAAATAGGTGACAGATGGCTAATCTTTTCGATGCTGCGAATTCTCCCACGACAGAGCCGTCCGAAATCGTTGTCGGTGATTACATCCAGTGGCGGCGCGTCGATCTCGGCACGGATTATCCCAACACGGCATATACGGCGACGTATATCGCGCGCATTACCGGCGGCGGCGCGAATGAAATTCAGCTCACCGGCTCGGCATACGGCAATGATTATCTGTTCGCTGCCTCGTCGGCCACGTCAGCCAATTTCAGTCCCGGCTATTACCATTGGCAGCTTGAGATCGTCAGAAACAGCGACAGCAATCGCATCGTCGTTGATCGCGGCGATTTCCGCGCAGTCGTCGATCTCGACGTAAATCAATCCGACCCGCGCAGTCATGCCGAGATCATGGTCGACAAGATCGAGACTGTGTTGCAGGGGCGCGCGGATGCCGACGTGCTGTCATATTCGATCAACGGGCGCTCGCTGTCCAAGATGGCACCGACCGAATTGGTCGAATGGCGCGACTATTACAAGCGCGAGATCGTGATGGAACGGCGCAAGGAACGGGTGCGGCGCGGATTGCCGACTGGTGCCACGATGGTTGTGAGGTTCTGACATGGCAATTCTGGACTTCCTCCGGCGCGATAAGGCAACCACCGCCGAGAACAAATTCAAACGTCGCACATATGCAGCGGCTCGCGGCGGGCGGCTATTTAGTGACTTCATCGGATCGTCCAATTCCGCAGACAGCGAGTTGCGCTACACGCTCGAAGTCATGCGTAATCGCTCGCGCGAACTGGTGCGAGATAACGAATTTGCGCGCCGATATATGAACCTGCTGAAGACCAACATCGTCGGCGATCAGGGCTTTCAGCTACAGATCAAGGCGCGCAACGCGGATGGCACGCTCGACGCCGCCGGTAATACGATCATCGAAAATGCTTTTACACGCTGGGGCCGCATCGGCTCGCCGACTGTAGACGGGCGCATGTCGTGGATCGACTGTCAGAAATTTGCGGTCGAAAGCATGGCGCGCGACGGCGAAGTATTTGTGAAGAAGTTGCGCGGAAAAAAATATCGCGATGGATTTGCGCTGCAATTTATTGAGGCCGATCTAATCGACGAGAAAAAAAACGAAACGCTGCCGGACGGCAATCAAATCCGCATGGGCATCGAGATTGATCGCGCCTTCCGTCCGATTGCCTATCATGTGCTGACGACGCATCCGGGCGATAGATACTATTACTCGGCGCAATCGCAGAAACATATTCGCGTCCCTGCCGATGAGATGATCCATATCTACACTCCCACGCGCACGCATCAGACGCGCGGCGAGCCGTTTATGGTATCGGCCATGTCGGCGATGAAACATCTGCACGCCTATCGCGAGGCCGAGGTTATCGCAGCGCGCATCGCAGCGTCGAAGATGGGCATCCTGACATCCCCCGGCGGCGAAGAATACATCGGTGACGACACTCATGAGAATTACATGCCCGTGATCGATGTCGAGCCGGGATCGTTCCACCAGCTTCCGTCTGGCTATTCGTTTGAGATGTTCGATCCGAAACATCCGACGACGGGCTTCGGCGAATTCGAATCTGCGATGCTGCGCGGCGTGGCGTCAGGTCTCAACGTCTCGTATGCGGCGCTGTCGAACGATCTCAGCAGCGTG